CATACACAGAAGATGTTCCAGCTGGGATAAGTACCCCTCTAATATCTTCACCCGCAGTTGCGTTAGCGTTAATACCACCTCTTGTAGCTAAATCGTTTAAGTATTTCCAGTCAGACTTGTAGAAGTCGTAAGAACCTCTTCTGAAACCAGAGAAACCTAAGTTTAATGCCATATCTTCAGAATTGTCAAATACTCCGTAAGAAGTACCACCAGCTCCGTAAGAATTCATTGAAGCTAACATGTCATCCATTGCTAACGAAGTAGCTCTGTTTACAAACATCATGTTTTCTTCAATAGCACCATTTTTGTCAAACTCAGCTAAGATAGCATCAAATTCAGCTAAATCAGTAGCAGCATTAACACCAGTAACACCAGAAGTTTGATGACCTCTATCTTTGATAGCAGCAAATAAACCCTGTGTACCAACCAATCCATTCGCACCACCTAAAATAGTAGAAGCATCAGCAGCTTTCTCAGACTCAATCATACTCATTTCTAAGTAATCTCCAAATCTTGATCTAGTTTCGCCTTCAGCTTTCATGTACCATAAGTAACCGCTTTGACCATCTTCACCAGAAACTTCAACCCATCCAACTTGAGAAGCATCAGAACCTGAAACTTCGTACTGATCTTTAAGGATAATTGGTTTGTTAGTAAAAGTAGTAAATGCTGGTTTAACAGATCTAGCGCCAGAATAATCAGTTCCTTTTGAATTTTCAGAACCAAATACCAAAACTCTAAGATCATTGTCAGCATCAGCAAAACCCATGTCACTTAAGTGAGCACCACCATAAGGTAACGCTGTGATAGTTTGATTTCCAGCAGCAGCTACAGTTACTAAAGCAGTAACAGTTTGTCCACCACCTGAAATCAATACTTGATCACCAACTCTAACACCATGAGTTGTAGTTTGAGCTACACCATCGATATCTTTAGTAATGTTAATTGTACTAGCTGAAGCGTCTAAACAGTCCGCTTGATAAGATAAATGTAATCTACCTTGCTCAGACCAAACCACTTGGTCAGCTGACATAGCTTCTTCCGCCCCTACTTGTCCTAAGAATCCTGAAATTGTACGTTTCCCGTAAACCTCAGCTTCTGCTTCCATTAAATCTGGAAGATATTGTTGTGCCCATCCATTATCTTGGATGTCTAAATAATTGTCCGACGTTATTTGCTGTATTGGTGCAGCTTGAAACGACGTTCTTGCAGTAATTGCCATAATTTTGTTTTTTTAATTTTTAAATTTATTGTTTTTAATTTTAAACTTAAAATCAGAAGAATCTTGTCCTAACACTTTATATGTCATACCACCTGTTTTAATTTCACCATGAGCTTGTCTTGGGTTCATATCAACATTCTTGGCTTTAGCCATACTATTTTTCATAGCGTCTGCTTTGCCTTGGTCGTAAAAGTGTTTTGCAACAGCATCAGCGTTCATAGCTGTGTAAAGAGATTTGTGATAACCCTTAGCATCTGACATTTCATTATTTTTATTCAAGAACTTCTTGACAAAATTATTAATATCGCTTTGAGTATCTTTAACCTCGTTAGCATTGTTTACGTTAAACCTGTATTTTTTCTCTCCAACATTGTATTCAAAACCTTTGAATTTGTCGTTAAAAACCTGCTCGGTTTTATTTAAGAAAGTAGATTTTTGTACCTCTGCTGTCTTTTTAGTTGCTTCTGACTCTTTGTTATATCTATCAAAGAAGTTAACTGCTTTCTGCTGCTCGGTTGTGAGCTTCGATCCCATCTTAATCTCTTCATAGTATTTAGACTTTTGCCCGTCTAAGTGGCTTTTAGCGCTTGCAACTTGCTCTTTTAACGCTAATTTTTTTCTTCTTATATCTCTATCGTCGTCCATGTCTTCGTCGAATGAGAATGTGTCTTCCATAAGGAAGTTAATTTCTTCTTGGTTTAAATGAGGTTTTGTTTGCTTGTAGAATTCATGTAACAAATCAGAATCGTCTAGCTCACTGTAGTCTTGGTTAAGCTTTACGTAGTCATTTATGTCACCACCAGTCTCTCCCATAAAGTCAACTAGCTTTTGTATATTTTCTGGTAATGGTTTCCCAGTAGCTTGAGCTTCCGCTATAGCTTCTTCAACCTTTTCTTCAACCTCTTCAACTTCCTCTTCAGTAATTTCTTCTAATACTGGAGTTTCTTGTGTTTCAGTTTCCGGTTGTACTTCTTCTTGTTCTTGTGTGGGCTTGGCATCTTCAGCGCTTGCAACCACTCCGCTGTCGTCAGCGTCACTTTCTTTAACTTCATTTTCTTTTTTTGGTATTGGGGGTTTACTTAAATCTACTTTTAAAATACTGTCGTCTCCAGCGGATTCAAATTTACTTTCATCAACTTGTTCAGTTGTTTCTTGTGTAATCTCTTCGACTACTTTTTCATTTTCTTCTTCCATAATATAATATAATAATAATTAATAAACTTATCTAGGGTTAAACGCGCCTAAATCAAATCCGCCACCTAGTATATCATTACCTGCGGACTCAAAGTTTTTAGGTGGTTTACCACTATTTCTTTGATCAATTAACTCACTTTGTTGAGTTGCTTGAATTTTTGTTCTTTCATCTTTACGGTCTTCTTTTTCTTTTTCCCCTGTTTTTTTACCACTAACCTCGATTCCTTTTAACTGCATGTTATATTGAAACTCTAAAGCCATTAACTCTTTTTTCATTTCAACTTCCTGTATCATTTTTTGAGAATTAATTTGAGCTTTTAACTGCTCTATCTCCGCTTTGCCTGCATTAATTGCTTGGTTCTTTTGAATTTCAGCTTGAGCAGCTGCCTGGGCGGCTTGATTGTTAGATTGAGTTTGGGCTTGAATATTTTCTAGTTTTAACTGGCGGTCTTTTTCAAGCTTTTTTTGCCTACGTATTTTGAGCAATTGATTTGCTAGTTTAATATTTTTTATTTCCCTAAGATCAATAGCATCTGCAAGCTCTATTACTTGTTGTTGGATAGCCATTTGAATATTATTCTCTAGTAGCGCTCTTTCTTCTTCATCAGGCTGTAGCTCTATAAACACACCAAAGTCATAAAGGTGTAACTCGGATATCTCTTCTAAAGTAGCCACGTTGTGAACTCCTATGGCTTGTATAAAAGCATCTTTAGTTGGGGAATACTCTATAATATCAGATATTCTAAGAGATAAACACTCGCATGTTTCTGCTGTTAGAAATAACCCAGCTTGTAATATATGTCTTGTTGCGGTGTTTGAATTTGCCGCCGCTAGCTTCTGCACGCCAACCAAAGCATTTCTATCGGGCATACTACCATCTCTAGCTTCGTTAAGCCCAGTTACATCTCTTATCATTTGCAAATAATAATTGTACGTGCCAATTAAAGCCTGCATTTTATTACCACCAGATCCAGATGTTATTTCTTGAATAGGTATTTTACCAGGATTCATATCGCCATCACTTGTAAAACTTCTTCCAATAACAGAACCTGTTTGAAAGTACATGTTCAAAGCTTCTTGTGGGTTGTAGTTTGTGCCATTACCTAAATCTATCTCTGCTAAACCATCAGCGTCTAAATAGACTCCATCTGGTACTAGCCTAGACATCACTTGTTGAAGTTTTAGGTGGGTTAACTGAATCATATCAGCAAAACCCGTTATTCTTTTAACCAACGAGTCAATTTTTCCATTATACATTCTTGGGGCCACTATGGAATAGTTCATTTTAACTTTAGTGTAATCACTCTTAGGCCTCATCATGTTTTTAGCCATTTCCCACTTAAGTAGTTTGTCTGTGCCGAGAATCATTGCCCCCTCGTACAAACACTCTATAGATCTTAACATCCTGCCATATCCACCTTCTTTATCTTCGGGTGGGTTATATTGATCGTCTCGTGGTATAATTTTATCAGCACCAGTAGCTGTTTCTTTAACCTTATAAACCTCATTCATATAAGTTTTATAGTTAAAGTATATTACTTGAATAGTGTTATTATCTTCTTTGTCGTAACTATGTTTTGAGTTGTAGTTAGATCTATTGTTAGACTTGTTTTTCATTATGTCCTCTAGATCTTCTTCCGCTAGGTGGGGAAATTGTTTTGCCAGCTCGTTTACCGGTATGGTTTTAACTTCACCAACATAGTATATATCTTCAAAATAAGGTGAGTCTGTGTAAGAGTATACAAGGTTAGCCGGATCTACATAATCTATAGTAACACCTTCTGACGTGTTGAAATTTGTTTTAACAGCTCCAATGCCTAAAACTGTAAGATCATAATAAAATCTTTTCTTTATTAACTCGTAGTTATTACCGCTGAACAAAACGTTTAAAGCTTGCTCTTCAGCTAGTTCTATAGACTGTTTATAGCTTAGCTGCATGTGCAACTGCAGTTCTTCAGGTGATTCTGGTAACTCACCCTCGGTGTCTCTAGTGTTCATGTCATAATTAGCTTGCATTTCGGCGTCAAAAGCTTTCATTTCCATGTCTTTTAAAGTAGACTCCATGTACTCGGTTCTCTTGCTCACTCCAAATGGATCTTGAGAATACGCTTTTATATCATACATCCTTTCAGACATACCATTAACAACAATATCAACAAACTTAGATATAATAGGAACAGGCTTCCAATCTAAATTAAGATAGGACAAATCACCGTTAATCGATAACTCATCCTTATACTTTTGAATAGACTGTTCGCCTCTAGCGTACAATCTTAAATTATGAAAATCATTGTGGTTGGATTTATATCTACTAGAACCCCTGTCGTTATTAAACCACTCTTGTTCTATAGCTTTACCTACTTTTAACCCATACTCATAGCTCAACTTTTCAGCATCGCTAACTGTTTGACTTGGGAAATAATTTTTAATGCCAGACTCTGCCATATTTATTACTTGATTATTTGTGAATTACTCCCAGTGTTTGTGTATCTGGAAACATTTATATTTAACTTAGGCTTTTCAACCCTTGCGTTTGGAGCATACAAGTGTCTATTATTAGCCATTACAGCTAAACCAGAGCTTATTGATGCATCGTGTTTTGTTCTTTTATTTATATCAAACTTAGCCCAATCATTTAACAGCTCGTTAAAATAACAGTCACCAAGAGTACCGTCTTCTTTTATGCCAACGTGGTTTTGAATGTACATCTCAATCGCGGCGGCATGTGCTTGTTTTATATCCTCGCTTGAATTTGGTATACCACCAACTTCTTTCTCTGCTACAGATAATTTATTCCATATTTTATCAGGCCTGTTCATACTAAACCCCCTATATCCTCTTCTTCTTAAATAGTATAATAAACGTGGTTTATTATTTTCTGCTAATATTGGCATTCCATAAAACACTAAAGCCATTAAAACATCTTCAAAGAACATCTCAGCTGTTGGTGGTCTTGATAGGTATTCTAAAAAAAAACTGTTTGCTGGAGCATCTTCCATACTAAACTTAGTTAAACCGTGTAGAGCTCCTTTAGATCCAACTCCATCTACTGTCCCTGATATATCATATGAATCACAACCAAATGAACCCATGTGCTCATTTCCCGGGTGTTTAACACCGTTTTTAAGCACAACGTTGTTTTGTATTTGTTGAGGTGGAACCCAGCTCACTTTAAATCTACCTTTTTTATCTGGATAAAATATTACTTGAGAATCTTTAACCCCATTAACCCACTGGAAATTACCTTGAGTAATACCCAAAGTGCTTGACATCTCTTCGTTGTAATCTATTTGTTCGTATAGTTTTACTAAGTTAAATATACTTCCCTTAGTCTCGTCTCTAAATGCATGCTCTGTAGTTCTTGGAAATTGTCTGTAGAATTCGTTTAGCCCGTCAGAATCATCTTTCAAACCATCTACTTCATTTTGCCAATTATCTATTACGCCTACATCTATTAATTCACCGCTTGGGTCGAGCCTATCGACATCAGGAGTAGTGAAAACTGGAATTCCGTACTCATCAATAAATCCTTCGTAGTTCCATTCCATTGGGATAAACAAAGAGTATAAACCAGACTTTGTCTGGCCATTTCTGTTTCTTTTTGTAACGTCTGAAGCATTATATAGTTTTTTAAAGTTTTCACCTCCTTTATCTAAAGCATTTGATGTTGATCCCATCATGCACTTACCAATGATTCTACTACCTAATCTTAAACAAGTTTTTGTAACCCTCCAGTTATTAAGGATATTCTCAGGTCTCTCCCATTTCCCAGCCTCATCATGTACTAGTAAGGCTAGTTTTTCACCATCATAACTATTGTCTCCAGTATTCTTCCAATCAATCGTTGTGTCAAGGCCTTCTAAGTCTTCTATCTTTTCGTTCGCCGTTATCTTTTTTCTAGTAAACCTTGTAGATGGCACCCTGTATGCGAGTTCTGTTTTTGGACGATCCATACCATCTTGTATGGGTTTGAAAAAGAAAGGATAGTTTATTGATATAGGTACAATTTTATCAGTAAACATTTTCTTAGCATCTGCACCTGTTTTGGATAATACTCCAAATCTACTATCACCTGCAAGAGTGGCTAAATTAACGGTTTCAGCTGATGACATAAAAGAAAATCCAGAACGTCTATTTTTAAGGTAACACATTCCGTAGCATCTCTTATCCGCCTTACAAGCCTCCCAGAATATAAAAAACAATCTGTTTGCTTCTCTAAAGTCCGGTGCACCAACGTCAATCTTACTCCATTGCAAATACATGTACTGTGTACCCGACATCCAAGTTGCTTTACCGCTATTTATAAACCAAAATCCCTCTTCTCTTCTTCTAAACTCTTCATCTATATAATCGTACCATTGTTCCTTTTGATCCTCTGGATAAGCGCGCCAATCAAAGATGTTCTTTAAGCGCTCCAACTCCTTTGGTTGAGTAAATTTAACCCATTTATTTTTCGGGTCTTTATACACTTTCTTAGGTACCTTAGGTAGAGCGATCATCAGGTTTTGTATCTCTATGATTTCTCCTATTTGACCGCTGCGAGATAACACGATTATATCATGCTCCTTGTCGTAACCGTACTTCCACTTCTTTCCTTTATTCATTCTGGAGATAGTGGTTTTTTTTATCGGTTCAACCGTCTTAACTAAACTTTGCTCGTACATTACTTAGATCTACCTTCTGCGAATCCTTTAAAAGTTTTTTCCTTTGCCTCTTCAGGTGTTTTACCCTCAAGCAAGTTTTCTTCTTCTTCAATTCTGTTAAGTATCTCAAATGCGTCAAATATAGCTAGTTTTTTAGATGCTGCGGCATTCTTTAGTTTATCAGCTGTTAAATCATCTTCAGAGTC